GTTCATTGGTTGAAACCAACCATGACTCTTTTAGGAAGTATGTAGGACTTGTCTTATCAATCTGATCCTGAGCAGCAGATTTCACTATCACCAAGAATTCAGTTGTCGCGGTGTCTTCTGGTCCGAATGAAACATCAACTGCGTCAATGTCATCGTACATGTCAGATGAAATTCCTAACTGTGTATATGTCAGGTTTCCTTTACGAACCTCGTCATAAACATAGGAACCACAAAGAGCAATCTTTACAAAGTTACCATGATTACCACGGGTATCAGCGATAAAAGAAATATCAGATGCTGTATCTTCTCTATTGGTACTGAAAACCACCGTCTCGTCTCCAAATTTGTCTGGGTCTTCTGATGCAAAGTCTGATAGTACATACGCACCGGATACTGATACCGTATAAGCATCAAAGTCTCCGGCAGATACCAAAACACCATGGACACCAGCATATGATGCACTTGGTGCCATTACAGCCGTAGTGTATAACTTGTTACCATATTTCAGATAACCAGTTGCGGCTAATATATCCTTGTAAGAACCAGATGTAGGTTCACCATAGGTGTCAATCAGTTCTGTGATATTTGTTATTAATTGTTGTTTCAGTTCAGGACCTTTATAAGGGTCTCTGATTGCCAAAACGGCAATAGACGTTGCTACTGCAGGGATCGTTGTAGATAAATCAACTTCGTTTACATCTACAAGCGGCGATAAATATAGTGCCATTGTTGTCCTCCAAATTTATTAATTACATTCCAGCTGCTTCACGGAATCTGTCAGCATCAAAATTAGGATTTGAATCTGAAACCCAAGTAAAGAGATCACTTTTCAATTTATCTAAAGTCTTGGCGTTTTTCATCATTTCTGCTAAAGCAATGAAATGTTTCCTCGTTAATGATGCTTCTACTAATTCCTCTTGTTCGTTTAATAAAACCTTTTCGTAGGCACTTTCAATGCCCTCGTTTTTAAATGTAAAATTTCTTGACATTATCGTAACCTCTGCCTCTCTGGTTGAAAATGATACCTCTTGTAAGTTGACCGGCCACATGCCAGTGAATCCTATTCTAAGTATCTCAGATTGGAAGTTGTCATGTATACTCAATGATGAATCGACAGCATAGTCACTGTAAAATTCCAACATTTTATCTTTATTATTGGAAATATGTGTCATCCATTTATACATTAGTGTCCAGTTTTTGAATTCCGAATCTACAATAAACTGAACGTTCATCTGTTCAAATTCTATCGGTGTTCCTGCAATCTGTCTCTTAGCACCCAACCAATTGGATTCTAAGGGAGATAGACTGACGGAAGGCATTACAACGCCCTGTAAGTTCAATAACAGTTCATTGTTTGCTGCCAAACCTACCTGTGGAGGTAGTATTGGAAATACCAATTGAAAATTTGTTGGTGTTGCTTTGTCTATGTTTGTGCAAAATACCATTTAAAACTCCTATGATTGAGTTGTCCACTTAGCTATAAGTGCAGTTTGCAGTGGCACTACGTCTGGTAGGCCTGCATATATCTGGATTTCTTGGAAAAAGTTTTTGGAGGCATAGTCTGACTGATCACCGTACATGCCCAGTGTTATACCACCCGGCTCACCCGAGCCAGTGTTCAGGCCCGATACTGGTGTTTGCTGTCCACACTGTATGTAGGACGATGCCCCATTGAATACTGCTGTAAACAAAAACTTACCCCAGTGCCCTGATGGGTAGTCGGCAAGGTACATAGAACCAACACCGTCGTTTGCACTGACCCCACTTCCCACTAACTCGTAGTGACCACCGGATGCTCCTCCCTTTTCTTCCTGAATACACATGGTAAATGGAGTGTAGCCGTCGATCATTGGACCATGAACACCCCAGTCACCCTTCTCAAAGACGATAAGGATGGTGATCGGTTTCACTAACCCCACTATTTGCAGAGGTGTTGACAGGGACGATATTGCCCCTGGCTGTCGGATCGTGTGAAACCATCCAACCTCGTTGGGGTAAGAATTTCCGTCGGCATACAGTGGCTCGGTTAGGCCTTGGTCACGAGGGAAAGAAATGTCATAACCGTTACCGGACTGGTCACTCACTCCAGGCATTTCTGCTTCATTGGCCAGCACGGGTTCCAGACCGATGTCGTACCGAGCCACGAGACTCGCTGGGTATGCAGAAGCACCACCACCAACTCCGCCCATCAAACCAAAGTTCATTCCTTGTCCAAAAAAACTCATATCACTCTCCTTTAGAACTGATCTAATCCAGCATTGGGATTTACGTTCGCTTCGAATACACATGAAACAACTACAATACAACTGGCACCTCCGGCACCTGTTGTTATTGTAAGTGTCGATGGTGTGTTTGCCAAAATAATATTTCCTATATGGTCAAAATGTCCACCGTGTATTACTGCCTCACGTAACCAGACAATCCATCTTTCGTGACCACTGTCTGTAATCGCAACCTTTATATCTGCGCCCTGATCGGCACCACGAGTAGATACAGTCAATGATTTAAAATTAGCAACCGTTGATCCTTCTGGTATACTGATTGTATGAGTCGCAACCGAATCGGCTGCTGATTCACCTGTAAAATTTCTTAAAGCCATGTTTTCTTCTCCTTATTAATGTCCTGCTGACGGTGTAGCATGATTGACATGAATTGGACCGCCAATGTTTGTACCAAATTGAAATACTTCATAATCATAAATTCGTTTATCATTTTCATCAAAATATGGATCAATGCCCGTAAGTCTTTGTGACTCACCTGATGCAGCACTTGTAAATGTCGATGTTGTATTCTCATATACAGCCGAACCAAATGCTCCTTGATCTGTATAGTAATTGATCATGATCTTTTCTATATAACCAGTAGGTTCAACTGGTTTGAACAACATCGTTTGTACTCTAAAATCAAGAGTGTATTTTAAAACTCTGAACGTATCATCCGTGTACTCCATTTCCATATCTGGAGAGGCACCTTCGAAAATAACCTTGACATCAAACGAACCCTTGATCTCAGGTATAGTTACTCTGACAAATATGTGTGGTTGAAACCACGGCAGAATTTGTTCAAGTATCTGGTCGATGTCTGCCATATAGAGTGTCCATATATTTATTTGAAATGTCAAGTCATATGGTGTCGGCGTCAAAAAAGATGAAATAGTTCCTGCACTGACACTGGGCCCGGCTCCACCGGCACAACTTTCTCCACTCACTGTTGTTATGGACTGAGTTCTATTGGTTGCCCTGTCAGAGGCAAATTCAACACCTGTCATTGCTGCGCTCATGATAGGCAACGTTTCATAGTCTTTACGTTCTGCCAACCAGTACCAGATTTTTTCCTTCGGGGAAAACTTCAATGGTACTTCGACATATTTTTCAAAGTTATTATCTTTGTCATATCTGGCGACCTGAATATCATTGAAGGTATCCAGAAATTGGACAATAGTTTTTCTTAGAACTTTATAGTAATAATATTGTTTCACGTTTATTTATCTCCTGATTAAACTTCGTATTGCATCGTCACAATTAGGTCAGCCGTGTCATCGGAGAAGTCGGATACAGTGATACCACCAGCCGCGCTACCAGTTGTCATATGGGTAAATCTCATTACGTCTGTATTGTTTGCAATGATAGTCACAATCGAATCACTGAATGTGACATTAGCGGCCAACGGAGAGCCAACATAAGTAACACCAACAGCAGATTGTGCAGTGAACGGAAGTCCCTGAATAAACATTGAATTTCCACCAGTAAGGCCTGTGATATCAATGTCTATGAGGTGACAGGTAATGGTAACAATGCGACCAATTTTTGTATAGGTGCCTAATGCCGTGGCTGCAGACCCTGTATTTCCACCACTCTCTGCATCTGCCGGCACTGGGGTCCATGTTCCTTCCTCATATCCAATTAGATTGGCAAATGACATCTTTTTAAGAGCCTCTGCACCGCCTTCCTCTGAGTCCCATATCGGTATCAGGTCAGCGTCAACCGGAGTCGTTTTTTCAGTTAATCCGTCTACTTGTTTATTAGCCATCGTTTATCTCCAATTTGTCATTAGAATCATTTATTAATAGATATTCGCCTGAATCGTTTATGGTCAGAAATGATCCTACGGCAACCGAGTTAAGGTTATCCCATCTCACTGTTGCTGCTGGATTAACGCCACCGCCAGTCTCGATTGCCAATCTAACCTCAATAGTACCGGCTGTAGGATAATAATCATCTGTAGGATCAACCCAGCCAGAATCGTCATGCCATCCTCTAATGTTGTTAGAACCATCCCTTGTAAATCTTAACTTCCCAGTAGAAGGGGCGTAGGCTGTTTCGCTAAGGGTTTCGGCGCCGGCATCAGCATTTTGATTTCTTTTTATAAAATGCCCCGCTGTCTTACCAATCCTACCTATAATATAAAGATATCCTGAATTTGCTCCATCCATTACAAGGAGAATAAGAGAGGCAACCCACCAATCAGATTGAGGAGCAACAGTCGCATCAAAATCTACCTGTATGTCAAACTCGCCGGGAAATGTCACAATGTTGGACTGATTGCAGTATTTATACCCACTTGACCCTGGTACTGCTTGCTGGCCTGTGTTGTTTTGTATATCTGAGACACTACCGGCCGAATCTAAATTGATCCATTTCTCGGGGTTCCAAGTATCTGAATTATTCCCTGTAAAATCGTCATCAAAGGACGGTGGTTCACCAACCGCCGCCGCATTAGTTTTTATTCCTGATTTTAAGAAAATTCCTGATTTAAATATTACCTTTCCCATTACTCTCCCGGAGTTATACATTCCTGTCTTTCATCTCACCACTTTGTACCAGGCGGACATTGTTGTTCAGAATCGTCCTCTTCCATTTTTTCTAAATGAGTGTAATATTTAGGGTCTTCTGCCAGATGATCCATGGCAATCTC